TATCCACATACTACAATCAATAGGAGAAAACATGGCCACAACTATCATCACCGGCAGAAATGTGAGCTTTAGCATCGATGGGGATACTTTTGATGCACAAGCAACATCTGCAATCCTGACTGTTGATTCAACGATCAACACATACCAGACATTGGATGGCAAGGCGTACTACACAACTGACACTCAAGGCTCATTTGCTGTTGAAATGTTGGCTGATTGGGGCGTTGCCTCATCGCTTTGCGAAATGCTTTGGAATTCAGCTGAGACAAACCCAAACACACCTTTGGCTGTCATCCTAGAAGCTGAAACAGGCACCACTTTCAACTTTACTGTTCAGCCGATTTTTCCATCAGCTGGAGGCACAGCACCAGATGCACAGACAGTCTCAATGACTTTCACCTGTGTGACAACACCTACATTGGCATAGTGAGAGGAAATCGGGAGCATGAAACTACCAATCACAATTGAATTCGCATCAGGGGAGAGCGCGACCTATACCGCGCTCCCACCTGAGTGGATGAAATGGGAACAAAAGACCGGAAACACAATTCAGCAAGTGTCTGAGAAATTGGGCATTGCTGATCTCATGTTTTTGGCTTATCACTCAATGAAACGCGAATCGGCCGGAAAGCCGGTGAAGCCTTTTGATGTGTGGTGTGAAACTGTGGCTGACATCAGCATGGGAGAATCCGAAAACCCAAAAGCTACGAGCCGGGAAGCTTAAACCGGATCATTTGGGAATTGGCTATCCATACAGGATTGTCACGATCAGAGTTTCAAACACCAGAGGATGTTTTAACCGCTTTTGAGATTCTAAGGACAAAAAATGGCAACTGATCCGATCGCCTATAACAAGGCCGATTTGCGCGGAATCATCAGAGCTTTCAAAGCTATGGATGAGACAGCGGTTGAACAGGCCAAAGGCGTTTCAAATGGCTTGGCCACTTATGTGCAAACAAAGATCACAGCCGCGGCTAGTGCTCGCCCAAATAAGGCGGCAAGCCGCATTGCACAAGGCTCACGGGTCAGCAAGTCATCAAAAGTCGGTGAGATCAGTTACGGCTTTGTATCTCAGAAATTCAGCGGTGGCGGTACGACCCAATCACTTTGGGGTGGTTATGAATTCGGATCAAATAGATTCAAGCAATTTCCGGTGTGGTCAGGCCGATACGGCCAAGGCTCACGCGGTTGGTTTATCTATCCAACATTGCGTGCCGAACAGCCTCACATCGTTGCTCAATGGGAAAATGCTTTCTCAAAGATTCTTAAGGAGTGGTGATGGCCGGACAAAGTAGAACGCTCAAGCTTTCGATTCTTGCCGATGTCGATGAACTCAAAAAGAGTCTCAATGTAGGCGCAAAGGATGTTGATGGATTTGCCGGCAAAATTGGTGATTTCAGCAAAAAGGCTGCATTGGCATTTGCCGCTGTGGCTGCCGCTGCCGGTGCCATGGCAATCAAAATTGGCGTGGATGCTGTCAAAGCTGCATCAGATTTATCAGAGACAATTTCAAAGGTTGGCGTGTTATTTGGTGACACAGCCGATGACATTGAGAAATTTGCTGATGGCGCGGCCTCATCGCTAGGCCAGACAAAGCAACAGGCATTGGATGCCGCTGCAACATTTGCCACATTTGGAAAGTCTGCCGGATTAAGCGGCAAGGATTTGAGCAAATTCTCAATTGACTTTGTAAAGCTTTCATCAGATTTGGCCTCTTTCAATAACACATCACCAGAGCAAGCCATCAACGCGATTGGATCGGCTTTGCGTGGCGAGGCTGAACCATTGCGCCAATACGGAGTTTTGCTTGATGATGCATCATTGCGACAAGCTGCATTGGAATTGGGAATCACAAACACCACCAAAAATGCATTGACACCACAGCAAAAGGTGTTGGCAGCTCAAGCTTTGATTTATAAACAAACCTCAGCTGCACAAGGCGATTTTGAGCGCACCAGCGATGGCCTTGCCAACCGCACAAGAATTCTCACAGCTCAATTGGAAAACGCCAAAACCACTATTGGCCAAGCTTTGTTGCCAATCGTTTTGGAATTGGCCACCATTTTCTCAGACAAGGTAATCCCAATTGTTCAAAAAGTTGCAGATGCTTTCAGCTCAAAGCCGGAAGGCGTAGGCGGCACACTCACCAATTTGGCCAACTCAATCAAAGGCTTTGTGCAACCAATCTTTGAAGGTTTGCGATCAGCTTTTGACAAGATCAAAAACACAGTTGTTGAAAACAAAGATGAGTTTCAAGCCTTTTTTGATGTGGTCAAAGCCGCTGCACCAATCATCGGCAATGTAATCGGTGCAGCTTTTAGCGTTGCCGGTACTGTGGCAAGCACAGTTTTGAATTTGATTTCAAATGTTTTGGGTGCATTGAAAACCATCATCAACACCGCAATTGATGGCATCAATCTTGTGATCAGAGGCCTCAACCTCATCAAGCCGGGGCCAGACATTGCAAGCATTGGCAAGGTTGGCGCATCCACTAGCTCAAGCTCAACGGGTGGCATTTCTGTGCCATCGGCATCATTGCCAAGCGGTTTCAAACCAGCTGCAACACCGACACCAACACCGACACCAACAGTCACGCCCACACCAACACCAATTGCCAGCGTGGCAGCCTCAGCCTCTAAAGCCGCAGCTGCCGCTGCCGCCAACACAGCTGTATCCAGTAATTTCAATCCGGGTCGGTTTAGAAAAGCGGAAGCTGAATCAATGGGCACCACAATCAATCTGACTGTGACAGGCGCATTTGATAAAGAAGGCACAGCACGCACGATTATTGACACACTCAATGATTCTTACTATCGCGGCACAGGTGGCGCAACCAACCTGCAAATTGCATGAGCCTATTCAATCCCGTTTGGCGTGTGATTATTGGTGGCACCACATACACCAATTACGCTTTGGCAAATCTGACCATCACATCTGGCCGCACAAACATCTATGAGCAAGCACAAGCCGGTTATGTCAATTTACAGCTGATCAACCTTGATCAATCCAATGTGGACATTGAAATCAATGATGGTGTGACAATCGAATTGCAAGACTCAACAGCCACATTTGTGCCAATCTTTGGCGGCACAGTTGTGGAATTTGACATTGGCATTGCCTCATCGGGCGTGGTCGGAATCAATCAGACTGTCAGCATCACAGCTTTGGGCGCATTGGCTAGATTGCCAAAGGCTTTGACGGAAGGCGTTTTGACCAAGGATTTTGATGGCGATCAAATCCTGTCAATCCTTACCGATCTTTTAGTGAACTCATGGAACGAAGTGCCGGCAGCTTTGCAATGGAACACCTATGATCCAACGACCCAATGGCAAGATGCAGAAAACACCGGATTGGGTGAGATTGATACACCAGGCAGCTACGAGCTGGCCAACCGCGGTGCACAAACTACAAATGTTTATGCCTTGGTTTCAGCTTTGGCAACATCAGGATTGGGCTACATCTACGAAAACCCATTGGGCCAAATCAGCTATGCCTCGGCAGATCATCGCTCAATTTATTTGGCCAATAACGGCTACACAGATGTATCAGCTGCACAGGCTTTGGCAAATTCTTTGTCAATCCAAACACGCACGGGTGACATCCGGAACGAGATTGTGTTGAGGTACGGCAATAATTCAGCAAATGAGGTTGTGGATTCTGATCCAATCTCTATTGGCCTATACGGCAAATTGGCACAAATCATCAGCACAACAGTTGAGGCTGAATCTGATGCCGAGGATCAAGCCGCTTTTTACTTAACGCTCCGAGCCTATCCTCAAGCCAATTTTAATCAAATTACTTTTGAGCTGACGAACCCAGAAATTGATGATGTGGATCGCGACAGCTTGATCAACATTTTCATGGGCTTGCCGATGCGAATCAATGACTTACCGCTGAACATGGCAGCCGGAACCTTTTTGGGATTTGTTGAAGGATGGACATGGCGTGCCGCTTATAACAGCGTTTCTGTCACGGCTATTCTTTCCCCATTGGCATTTTCATTGCAAGCCATGCAATGGCAAGATGTCGCAATTTCAGAGCAATGGAACACAATCAGCGGCAGCCTAAATTGGGCTGATGCGTTAGTCGTAGCGTAAGGAGAAAACAAGTGGCGAACCCAACGAGCAATTTTGGATGGCAAATGCCCACACCCGTTGATTTGGTCACGGATTTGCCGGCTGATTTTGAGGTATTTGGTCAGGCGGTTGATACATCGTTGGCCGATCTCAAAGGTGGCACAACAGGTCAGATTTTGGCAAAGAATTCCAACACCGACATGGATTTTGTTTGGTCATCACCAAATCCGGGTGACATCACAGCTGTGACAGCTGGCACAGGTATCTCAGGCGGTGGCACATCCGGTGATGTAACAATCACAAACTCAATGGCAACAGCTATTGATGCAAAAGGTGATTTGATCGCTGGCACAGGCGCGGATGCTTTCAGTCGTTTAGCTGTGGGAACAAATGGAACCGCATTGGTAGCCGATTCAACAGCAAGCACAGGCTTGAAATGGGGCGCACCGACATCATTGGGTTGCTCATTATGGAAATCGGCAAATCAATCGACCAGCAATGTAACGCAAACACCAATCAATTTTAACAATGAAGATTTTGACACCAGCGGATTTCACGACAATGTCACAAACAATGACAGAGTTACAATTCCGACAGGTTTAGGCGGAAAGTATTTGGTTACAACAAAAATCGATTTTGCCGCAAATGCAACTGGACAAAGAGTGCTTTATCACTTTATCAATGGTGTTTTAGTTAATTTGGCGCTTTCCCCGGTGAATAGCAGCGTAAATGGTTCCTCTTTTGAGCTTTCGGGCGTTTACAATTTATCTGCTGGTAACTTTATACAAATGCAAGTTTATCAAGATTCAGGTGGTTCATTAAATGTTTTGGGTGCTGCCCAATACTACACAAACATGCAAGTTATGTATTTAGGAGCATAAGATGACAATTTATGACACAATAATTGAAGCCTATCCAGAATTAACCACCGCTGATTTTGTGCCACATAGCGGTTCAATTACGCTGGCAGATGATGGTGATGGCGTTGTTTATCTCGCCAAATGGGATTACTCAAAGCCGATCCCAGCTGGTTTGAAACTAGGCAAATGACATTTCCACAAGGCACATTGCCGCGTTTGATTCAGGTTGCGCTGGCCGAAGTCGGCACAGCTGAAACAGGCAACAATGAGACGAAGTACGGCAAATTTATGAAGGCCGACAAGCTGCCATGGTGCGGATCATTTCTCAATTGGTGTGCTGATCAAGCTGGTGTCAAGGTGCCAAATGTGGTCAGCACCCGTGCTGGAGCTGAGGCATTTCAAAAGGCTAAGCAATGGCACACAACACCAAAGATTGGTGATTTTGTTTTCTTTGATTTCATCATCGATGACAAAACCACAATCAATCACATTGGCTTGGTGATCCGGGCATCCGAAAAACAGATTGTGACTATTGAAGGCAACACATCAGCTGGTGCAAGTCAGCGCAATGGTGGAGAAGTCATGGTCAAGTCAAGAGCTTTGGGAGCACGCTCATTTGTGGTGGGTTATGGCCGACCTACTTATGAGCCTTTTTCTGGTGATTTGCCAGACAGACCAAAAGGAGAAAAATAATGGAGCAAGCAAAAGCAATTGCAGCCTCATGGGGCCGCTCATACATCGCGGCAGCTTTGGCCGTGTACATGGCTGGTGGATCGTTGCAGCAAATGGCAATGGGTGGCGTTGCAGCTGTTGTGCCAGTCATTTTGCGTTGGCTGAATCCAGCTGATACAGCTTTCGGATCAACGGGGAAATGATCCCGAAACTACGCGCGGCAAGCTTGGCTTTGATCCTTTCGCTAAGCCTTGCCGGGTGTGGTTATCAAGGATGGGTGCGATACCCATGCCAATTGCATGAGAATTGGGAAAACCCAGAGTGCATGAAGCCACAATGTAAAGTCACGGGAACCTGCACGGAGGATTTGGTGGGCGATGGCCTCGAAAAGTAAAGAGCGATTAAGCCAAGAGGAAATCAAGGCACGGCTGATGTTTCTGATTGGCGCGGTTTTGTCATTTGTGTTTTTGATTGTCACGCTAGGCATCACATACGCATTGATTTTTGTGACACAGCCAATTGGAGCACAAGCTCCAAATGATGCAGCTTTTATCGATCTGCTCAAGACATTGGCAATCTTTCTCACCGGGTCATTGGGTGGTGTCTTAGCATCCAACGGACTAAAAGACAAGCAAAAATCAGAATACGAAAAAGCCATTGAAAGGCGTTTATCCGGTAACGACACGCCATGATTTGAGCGTGATTGTTGAATTTGTCGGCTGATGCTGTCACTCTCTATTCGGGAGCTGATACGCGGCTCCCAGAATCGGGAGCAACAAAATGAACGAAGCATCAATTGTGATTGCAATGGTGATCGCTGGAGCCTTATGGGCTGTCATGTCTTATTCGGTCGGATTTAAGGAAGGCCAGCGACAAGGCTATACAAGAGGCCGTGCGGTATCTCGCCACATTTCACAGATTGACAAGGTGAACAACTAATGGCCGGATTTCTGGAAAACTACGAAGGCAACAAAGATCGAATAGATCGTTGGATTGTTACATTTGCACAAGGTCGGCTTGAGGCACACATCATCGAATTCAATGCCGAAAAAGGCTATGTACT